GGCAGGAGCCGTAACGCAGCGCGAGCACGTCGCCGGTCCGCGCCAGGCGCATGTGTGCGCGCCGTCGCCTGCGACGCAGGGATTGCTCTCGCTGCACCCGCAGCCGCGGCAGATCCGGGGATGATCCTCGGCCGGCGTGTCGCGCAGCTGGAAGTACACGTCGATATCGATCGGGAAGGCATCGGCGAATGCGTCGACGGTCTCGCGATAGCGCGCCATCGACCCCTCTGTTTCGAGCAACATGACGAGCGCCCGCGCCTCGGCCTGGTTGTTCGCGCTGATGCTGCGTGCGACCGCGTCGACCGACAGGCCGGCGGCAATACGGCGCAGACGCAAATAGCGCGCAGGTGTCAGAGGCAGGAGGACCGAGGGCGCCGGGCGGCGTCGTTCGATGGGCATCGCGACGTGGATCATGGGGCAATCCTTCCAGACAAAGGGATGACGGCGCCGGAAGCGGGATCTTCCGGAGTGACGGGGGGATGGTTCAGGAGGCTTGCGGCGGATCGGCCGCGGGAATCAGATCAGGGAATCAGCCTGGGGCTGGTGAAACCTCCGCCGCGTCCGGCTGGTCGTCGTCATTGGCCGGCACGCGGTTGTCGTCGTTGGCAGGCCGTGAGCGCCACTGGCCATGCGGCAGTCGGATCGCCGGGTTCGGGATCATGCTCGGCCGCACCGTGCGGAAGATGCCGAGCTGCGCCACGAAGGTATGGCCGCAATCGGGGTTCTGACAGACATAGCGGATCTCGCGCGTCAGCCGGTCGATCTCGACCGAGTCATAGGCGATCGAGCGCGTCAGGCAGTGCGGGCACACCGTCGCGGGAACGCGGGGCGTGTAGTTTCTCTTCTTCGTCACTGATGGGTCCCCCCGGCATTCCCCGGCCCCGTCGACACGGCGGGACGAAGGAAATTGGGCAGGCGCCGACGAATGCGACGCAGAACGCCGTCAACCTGCTGAGCCTCGACCAGCGCGCGATGATGATCGAGCGGGGAGGCGCCGGGTTGGGAGACGCTGAAAAGGGCGGAGGTCAGTTCACCTGCCTCGCGGACGAAGTCGATTGAATCCGCGACCAGCTGGCGTCGGCAGGCATCCTCCTGCTTAACCTTGATACCGAGCTGATGGCTGAACGCGTCACGGAACGGGGCACCCTCACCACCAGCAAGCCGATGCGCAGTGTCGAGCGCAAGGGCTTCGAGAAGCGAAGGGAACGTGTCGCTGTTCGGGTTAGCCCACGCGTAAACGGTGCTTACGGCTTTGCCGACTGCGGCAGCGGCGCCTTCCCCTTTGATTTGCGCGAGAACCTTGATCATCGCGTCGGGAAAGGTGTCGGGGATGCGGGGCTTGGTCACAGCGATGCCCTCCCCTGGAAAAGCGCGGATCGATTACAATCGACGAGGGTACCCTGGGCAGTTACCTCTTGAGTCACGGGATAGATGTCGGGACGAAGAAGATGCTTGGAAACGCCGGTCGCCCGCTCAACCTTGAGCACATGCTCAGCGGGCAGGCGCTTGGCGGATTGCAGCCATTTCCAGACGGCGGTCTGCGAAACGCCGCACAGCCGTGCAAACGCAGATTGCGAACCTGATTTGAGAACCGCCGTTTTTAGCGACGCGGAAGGGGATACGATATCCATACCCTTGACTACACATATGGTTGTAGCTTCGTCAACACCTATTCGTCCATATGCAACTACACCATTGGTTGTAGCGTGCTGAAATGATTGACGGTGAACGATTAGCTGAGCGGCTGAAAGCCAATGGACTGTCGCAGTCCGAACTGGCGCGACGTGTGGGCATCAGCCAGCAGACCATCCATAAGCTGGTCGTTGGGCAGTCTCGTGGTTCGACGCATATTGCGGCTATCGCGAGAGAATTGGCCACGTCGCCCGCCTATCTCACGGGCGACGTTGATGATCCCCACGAAGGCGCGGCTCCCCCGCGCCCTAGGCCGACCGTGCAGGTCGCCACCATGCAGGTATTGCTGCCTGATCAGCGGGCTTTGGCCCGCATGTTTCTTGGCATCCTGAAGGCGTCCGAGGGGATGTCTCAGGATGCTCTTTCTGATGAGCTTGCACGGATGCTGCCCAAAGGGCTCGGGCTTCTGCAAGGGCCGCTTGTGTTCGAGGACTCGGACGATGGCGATGCTCCGCCAGGCGAAACTGAAGGTGGTCATGACGATCGTCCCGCACGGCGGCGAGCATAGCGCAGGTGGTTTCACACCGAGCGCATCCGCGCTCACATCGAGGCTGAGATTGGAACACTGACACCATATCGCCGACTCATATCGTTCTTATTATGTTCCGTTCCGTAGGGCACCATTTCCAACAAAAATAGGGGGCGTTGCCGAAATTCGGCATCATACAATGGCTCGATTCGCCTCCCCCGATGGCAGACGGGACCAGCACGCCAGATTTTGGGCAGTATGTAAGCGGTAAATGGCTCGCCTACGTAGCTGAGCCATTTCCATCAGTTCAAGAACGAATACCGCGGCGGAACTGCCGCCTCGGCAAACTCAATTATTCGATGGTTGATACGACCACACACCTCAGCGGTGACCGTCTCGAAAGGAAGAGAAGAGAACTCGTTCATTGCCTCTGCATAGGCGCTCAGAATTGAGCTGCTCGCATCAGCCAACGGAGGATCGATTGCCAAAAGAACAGATCTATCCTCAATCTTCTTCTGGCTTAGGAGGTACGCAAGACGTCGCTTCCACATCGCGCCATGATCAAATACGGCCAAGGGAGTCTTTTGCGTAAATACCATCGGCTGAATGGCATTCAACGTGCCATTCCTATGAGCAAGCGGGAACGTTACAGGAACGACATCATCTGTTACACGGATTGCGCGAAAACCTCTAATACCATTAGATACCAATTCATGGCGAATATCTTTGATGAGATCCAAGTCATGGCCCTCCTGACGCTGCCGTTCGATTAGCCTGGTAAAAAGCGTATCGACGACATCGGCAATCTGATCCTTGGACAGTAAGGTTCGGACATCACTAAAAATGATGGATGACTCATGTCGACGTGTAAGATGGGAGAACGCCCTTTCAGGCTCCCAAGTCGCCCAAAACCTATCACCCGAAGTAAGTGAGGCCAATTCCAAACGCAGATGCTCAATGGCCGCGCCATAGGCACGGTAAGCATCCTCTCCAAAAAACTCACGGAGCCGTCGGAATTTCGAACGAGCGAGCTTAAACTGAAGTATCTTGTTTTGGCTATCCAGCGCGACGATGCCGATGTTTGCAAATTCGCCCAAGTCTGCGAAAGGCAAGAACCGGATAATGGAATATTGATAGATCGCGGTCATCCGAGTTCAGCCCAAAATTCAGGTGTGTCGCACCTGTCCAACATGGCGGCGGCCGCGACTAAAAAGCTCGGGCGATCCTCCACCCATTCATAGGGCAAGTCATCCACCAAATCGTCAAATGCGAGCCGCGCTGTCGCCATTTTCTCTAAAAGCCTTGGAACGAAACCGCCGCTTCCGCCAATCGCCTGCCAGCTCCGTCTGCCCGCATGGACCGCGAGCTCAGCGGCGCGATAGCTGGTGCTGAAGGCCAGATTATGATCAAAAACAACAAGTTTTTTATCGGTCAGGTTATACAGCAGATTGGGGTTGCCCTCTTCATCGCCCAGCGATCGATCGCCGTTCGCGATCCAGTGATCGAATGCATAGAGGGTCGCAAGGAATTCCGGACGTTGCCTGTCGCGGATCGTGGGGGTTAGTGGTTCGCACGCGTTCTGCCAATGCGAGGCGAAACCTGTGCCTACGCCCAGTGATCGGGAAACCTCAGCATCGCCAGACACCCTAATAAGTGCCGCTGGAATCTCAGCGATCACAAAATCCGGGATTGGTAGACCCATAGCTTTGCCAAGCGATGCTGCGCACACCTCCGACAGCAAGCCCTCCGGTAAAGCGCCGAGGCCTTTGACCGCATAGAGTTGGTCATCCTCAAGCCTGCACTGATAGGGCTGCGTCATCCCGCTCTTTAGAGGCCGAATTATCTCCACCACCTGTAACCGATCTCGGGCGCCCATTTGTAAGTCAGTCCCATTCGCTCACTGCGGAGCATAACCTTGATTCCAACACTTTCGCCTCATCTTGTAGATTTGGGGCGAGGCATTTGGGCTCCTGCAGCTAGTTTCGTGGTGGCAGCATACTCATACGATGTATGCCGTCAAAGCGGCGAACATAGAGTCCGCCCGCGGCAATCGAGCGCTCCGCTCGAACCGACTGACTACGGGGCTTTTCCGCCTCGCCGCTTTGCCAAATTATTGGCATTAAAACTCCACGAGTTTAAGGCCGGTGGAATAGCCGCCATCGCCAAATGTATGCGTCACCTCAACTGCGAGCCAAGTGGCTACGTCGATCGCTGCCTTGTACCCGCTGACGCTCGCCTTCGTTTCAACGTGAATATCCGGCCGCCCCAATGCAAGCGTGAGACTGAGCGAGACAGGCTCCCGGCCCGCGCGGCCATTCGCAGCATTGGCAGCAGCCTGCGCGTCCGCCTCGTTGGCGTAGACGCGCGATAGTGTCTTTGCCCCCTCGACCTTCCCGGCCACGACCTGCTCGCGCTTGCCGGACTTCCGGTCGTGCCACGTCGCCCTCACCCCCGGCACGTCGTCGCGCTTCTGGCGGCTGAACTGGTGGGCGTCGCCGTCGCGTCGCGCGATGGTGACGGTTGCGATCGGTTTGCCAGACGGCGTCGTGCCGACGCCGATCGGCGAAAAGATCAGCACGCCGCGCGCAATCTTCGCCACCGCGCCACGTTCCCGGCCTAGGCGGCGGAGGAAGGCGAGGTCGCTTTCACGGTTCTGCGCCTTTGCCGTGACCGCGATGTCGGCGAGGCTGGCCGCGCACCGCGGCGTCAGCTGGTGCCGCCCGGCGATCTCGGTCACGATCGCGCCAAGCGTCGTGCCGTGCCAGCTCTTCTCCCGCCGGGTCTTCAGGTCGCTGGTGAAGTCGGCCGATCGCGCGCGGATCGTGATCAGGTCGGGCGGGCCGCCATGCGCCACCTCGTCGACGATGAACCATCCCTTGTCGACCAGGCCGGGCGTGACGTCGCTGCCCTGCTTCCAGCCAAGCCAGACATGGATCTTCGCGCCCGTCGGCGGCAGCGCGACGGCGCCGTCGGTATCGTCGATGACAAGATCGAGCTGGTCGGCCTCCTCACCGCGCTTTTCGGTGATGCCGAGCGAGACGAGGCGACGGCGCGGCGCGCGGCCATTGGCTTGTGCGACGCGGCCTTCGAGCTGCGGCGTGATGTCAGTACCGTCGACGACGACGCGTACGGCGGCGATGTTGGCGATCATGCGACGTCGCTGTCAACGCGCAGGAGGTCGATCGCGAAGTCGATCTGGCGCGGCGTGCCGTCGGGAAAGAACGCCTTTGCGCGATCGTCGATGCCGGTGATGACGAACGCACCGTAGACATAGCCGAGGCCGTCGACGAGCGACCAGGCGTCGCCGCTGCCCGCCATGCGGCGCAGCTCGTCGATCGACACGCGGCCGTCGGCGATCTCGGCATAGACGGTGCCGGGCAACGTGATCGTCTCTTCGCCGGGGCCGGTATATTGGGTCGCGTCGCACGTGCCGATCCGCGCCGAGGTGGCATGGCGCCAGCTCGCGCGGCGCGCCAGTTCGTCAAAAGCAAGCGTCTGGATCGAGAAGGGGAACAGGCCAAGCGCGAGCAGCATCAGACGGTCTCGTAATCGGGAGTGTCGGCGAAGGAGGACCGGCGCCGCGCGGCCGTTTCGCGGTCGCGGCGGTCCAGCTCATCGGCGACGGCACGGGCGAGGGCTTGCGCGTCCTGACCCGGCTGCTGGTTGATGTGGATGGTGTAGCTGCGGGGTGCGGCGCTGGCCGTGGCGGGCGATGCGGACGCGGCGCTGGCGACGCCTGCCATGGCCAACGCCGGGATTGCGCTGCCGGTGACGAGCGCGGACGTCAGGCGGCTGGAGAGGCGATCCATGCGCTTGACCGGCTCGCCCTCCTGCGCAGCGATGCCGTTGGTCAGCCCGTCGACGATGTTGCCACCGAAGCCGGCAAAGACACGGCTGGGCGAATGGATGCCGAGCTTTGCCTTGAACCAGCCCGCCGCGGACGAGGCAACGCCGACGATCGTGGTTTTGAGCGAACCGAACATGCCGAAGATCCCGCGGATCAGGCCGGAGATCATGTCGCGGCCGATCCGTGCGAAGCGGGTCGGCAGCGACGCGAACCAGTCGACCGCGCCTGCGAACGTCCCCTTGATCCCCTGCCAGAGCCCGGCGAACCATCCGCCGATCGCGTCCCAATTCGAATAGATCAGATAGGCCGCGGCGCCGATCGCGACGATGCCGGCGACGACCGCGAGCGCGATGCCGATGACCGGCAACATGCCGATGCCGAGCGCGCCGGCCGCGAACGCCAGCGCCGAGAAGGGCGCGACCAGGCCGGCGATAACGATCGCACCGCCCCCCAGCACGAAGAACAGCCCGGCGAACGCCGCGGCGCCGATAGCGACGGCCTTGGTCGCATTGGGATAGCGGTTGGCGACGTCGCCGATCCATGTCGCGAAGGCGTTGGCGCGCGTGACGATAGCGTTGATGGTCGGCAGAAGCTGCGCGCCGAGCGTGATGGCCAGCGTCGTCGCGTTGACCTTCAGCTGTTTCGACTGCTCGGCTGAATCCTTCATGCGATCGGCGAAATCGCGGTCGGTCGTGCCCCCGGCCTTGCCCGCCTCGGCGCGGATCTTGCGGAATTCCTCCATGTTCTGGATCAGCGGGCGCAGGCCTTGCTGGACCTGGGCATCTTCGAACAGATAGCCGAGCTTGGACAGGTCGCCCTTCAGCGTCTTGTTGGTCAGCTCGGCAATGGCTTCGAGCGGCGTCTTTCCCTCGGCATAGGCCTTCTTCAGCGCAGCGGGCAGATCGACGCCCATCTTCTCGAACGCCTTGTTGGTGGCCGGCGACGCGATCTTCTGGAGAATATTGGCGAGGTTGCTGCCGGCGCTGGCGGCATCGCCGGCACCTTTGCGTGCGATCTGCAAACCCGCCGCCAGATCCGCGACGGCGCCGACGCCCGTCTGCCCGAGCCCCTGATAGGCGGCGGTCAGCGCGGGGAAATACTGCGCCATGTCCTTGATCTCGAACGCGCCCGCCTTGCCGGCGCTGGCCATGACGTCGATGATCTTGCCGGTCTGCGCGACCGGTACCTTGAGATTTTCGGTGGAAGCGAACGCGGCGGCAGACAGGTCGGAGATCTCGGCCTTGTACGCAGTCGCGGCGCGGCCGATCGGCTTCATCATCGCGACCGCATCGGGCACCTTAGCACCGAGGCCCGCGAGCGCATCGACGCCCGCTTGCAGGTCCGCGGGCATCTGGTTGGCGGCGCGCGCGGACGCGAGCAGGTTGCGGCCGAGCTGCTCAGACGCGGCGCGCGACAGGTCAGCCTTTTGCCCGATGTCGGTCATCACCGACTGAAAGTCCTGCGCGGCCTTGATGCTGCCGATCAGCGGCGCGGCCATCGCCACACCGGTGCCGATCGCCGCGGCTCCGCCCGCCGCGAGCCCGGTGGCCATGCCCTGTGTCCGAGCGAAGCGCGCCCGGCCCGCCGCCATGCGCCGCTCGCGGTCCGCAAGCCGTCCGACCTCGGCCGTCTGCTCGACGATCGTGCGGTTGGTCTGGACCGCCTCGGTGCGTAGCCGGCGCTGGTGCCGCGCGAGGTCGTTGGTATCGATGCCGGCGGTGTGGAGGCGCAACGACATTTCCTGCAGCGACTGCGACTGTTTGCGCTCGGTCGCCTCCAGCGTCGTCACCTCGCGTTCCGCCTTGGCGAAGGCGCGGGTCAGCGTCGCGGTCGGCCTATCGGCCGCGGCGATCTCCTGTCGCAAGCCTGCCATGCGCGTCCGCGCCGTCCCGAGCGCTGTGCCGGTATCGC